AATATTATAACGGATGGCCGCCACGTGTCTATTTAAACCCTAAAGAACTTATACTATATATTGTACCCCATTACCCCAATTCATATAGAGTTTTGAAGCGAGAGCAATCGGGGTACAAGCCTATATTTACAAATATGCCACTCCCCAAGCGTTTTAAGATATCTTCCAAAAACTATTTCATCACATATCCTAAATGTTCTCTCACTAAAGAAGACGCACTTTCCCAATTACAAGCCTTACAGACACCAACCAACAAGAAATTCATCAAGATCTGTAGAGAACTTCACGAGAATGGGGAGCCTCATCTCCACGTGCTTATCCAATTCGAAGGTAAATACCAATGCACGAATAATAGATTCTTCGACCTGGTATCCCCAACAAGATCAGCACATTTCCATCCGAACATTCAGGGAGCTAAATCATCGTCCGACGTCAAGTCCTATATCGATAAAGACGGAGATACTCTTGAATGGGGAGAATTCCAAATCGACGGTAGAAGTGCTAGAGGAGGTCAGCAAACGGCTAACGACGCCGCAGCAGAGGCATTAAACGCCCCTTCTAAAGAATCCGCTATGCAAATAATAAGGGAAAAACTTCCCGAGAAATATTTATTTCAATATCATAATTTAAATTCCAATTTAGATAGGATTTTTAATAAGCCTCCTGAACAATGGGTTCCTCCGTTTCCACTCTCATCTTTCACTAACGTGCCTGACGAGATGCAAGAGTGGGCTGATGAATATTTCGGAAGGGGTGCCGCTGCGCGGCCAGAGAGACCTATTAGTATAATCATTGAGGGTGATTCAAGGACGGGGAAGACGAGGTGGGCCCGTGCATTAGGTTCACATAATTACTTGAGTGGACATCTACACTTTAATTCTAAAGTTTATTCAAATGAAGTGGAATATAACGTCATTGATGATGTCACTCCGCAATACCTAAAAATGAAACACTGGAAAGAGCTAATTGGGTCCCAACGTGACTGGCAAAGCAACTGTAAATACGGAAAGCCAGTTCAAATTAAAGGAGGAATCCCATCAATCGTGCTTTGCAATCCASGAGAGGGGGCTAGTTATAAAGAGTTCCTTGACAAGCATGAAAATTCATCTCTAAAAGCGTGGACACTTCATAATGCTAAATTCATCTTCCTCAACTCCCCCCTCTATCAAACCACGACACAGAGCTGCCAAACAGAGGGCAATTCGGCGTAAACGCATAGACCTAGACTGTGGCTGCTCCATCTACATCCACCTCAACTGTAGAAACAATGGATTCACGCACCGGGGAACACATCACTGTGCATCAAGCAGAGAATGGCGCCTTTATTTGGGAGATTGCAAATCCCCTCTATTTCAAGATAACCAACGTAGAGGACCACCTATACACAACGACAAGGATTTATCATCTGCAGATACGTTTCAACCACAAACTGCGGAAAGCGTTGGATCTCCACAAGGCATTTCTAAATTTCCAAGTCTGGACGACATCCCTGAGAGCTTCTGGGATGACATATTTAAATAGATTTAAGTATTTAGTCTTATTGTATCTAGACCGTTTAGGTGTTATTTCAATTAATAATGTAATCAGAGCTGTTCGTTTCGCAACAGACAAATCATATGTAAATTATGTACTCGAAAATCATTCAATAAAATTTAAACTTTATTAATTTGTAATCGAATCATAAAAATAGATCCGAATTTTCAAAGTAGCATACACGGGATTAGAAGCATGAGTACATGCCATATACAATAATAGAGCGTTCTCTGTGTGATTCTCATATTTCCCTGCTTCCTGATGGTTGTAGACCACATGATTATTGACCTTCCAGAAACGACGAACAAGAGCTTGCTCGTTGCTTGCATACTGTCCTCCCGTAACCTTAGCATTGAACCTATGCATGACTTGATACCGATCACGAAGATCGTTCTTCACAGTGGCAGTACTAGGCTCATTATCAAACATATTAAACACTTGGCCAAAATCCATAGGTGTCCCATACGGTCTCCGATCCCTAACCAACCAGAAAATGACGCTGTTCGTGTGGTTCTTCAGTTTAATATTTTCGTCCATCCATATCTTCCCTAAAATGTACACGGACTTGACACAAAAACGCTTACCGACACGGTGTGTAATACCATTACCACGTGTGATATCAGAAATACACATCACCTTGCCAAGATGAGAAATATCATGACGCTGCTCATAAGATTGGACTTTACATGGGCCTTCACATCCTTTAGGAACATCCGGCCCTCTCAGCGTACGATATATCCTGGGCTTCCTATACATGGGCCTGTTAACCCAAGCATCTCGCTTGGAATTACCGCCACGAGGTGAATAATTAGAAGAGCGACTAACTTTGGTGGTCCCCGCCATTATACGCCATGGGGCATCCCGCTTAGGCATTTTGAATTAAAGCGTATTGAGAGATGATAAGTAGGGTCCTATTTATATTACTTTAATAACCTTAGCGCCCAAGTATTTCAAAATAAATAGACTTTCAAGACGAATTCTGATTGGTCAGGCGTTGTGGGACCACTTAAAAAATCGCGCGGCCATCCGGT